TCCCGCTAACATAGCTTCTGTTAATGTTAATCCCCACCCCTCATTTGATGTTAAAAGAATTTGACAATCAACCATATTATATAAAGTATTTAAACCCTCTACTGGGAGTTTACTAGTGGAAAATTTAATAACATTAGGATATTTTTCTGCAAATAATAGTTCAACTACAACTTCTAAATTAGTTCCTGCTTCATGGCTTTTTTCAGTATGAAGTACAAACCTACATTTATCTGCTTTTTCTTTGGGTAAACCATCTAAAAACATTTTAAATGCCCATAAAGTATCGGGTATTTGTTTTCTTCTAATATTTCTGGAATTAAAAAACAGTATAAAATCTACTTCATCTTTACCAAAAAAATCTAGTTTCATTTTTTCTATTTTATCTAAATCCTCAGTGGTTTCAAATGGATAATAAAGTTTATGATTTAAACCATGAGGTACATATTTTATAATTTTATTTTTAGATTTTTTCCCTAAAACAATTTTATTAATATTTACTGTTTGTTTTGAAATTCCAAGTAAAGCATCACATGATTCATAAAAAGCTTTATTATATAAAGGAGCAGGATAATCATCCCAAATATTAAGATATATAATTGGAAGTTCTTTTCTTATTTCATTTTCAAATCTAAATAACCATTCAAAATACCTAGGATCAGTAATAATAAATAAAGCATCTGGTTTTTCTATTTTTATTATTTGTCTTACTAATTCTTGATTTCCATAACCATCAACAGGATATAAAATTATACTAGAATCATTTAATCCCGTTTGTTCATTAGTATGTTGGCTTAAATCAAACCTTTTACCCTGTTCTGGGTGTTTTACTGCTCCTGCTATTTGAACCCAGTTAAAATGTTGGGCAGTATGTATAACCATTTCTTTTCCTACAGTAGCTACTCCTGAGGTTACTCTAATATCATCACATATTAAGAGTATTTTCTTCCTTTTATCTTTAGGAAGATACTTAAAATCTTTATTCATTTATTTTATTTTTATAACTCGAGGTTATGGTGATTATTAATGGTTCTTCTAAAATCATCATTGGTAAGATACAAATGAATAGCACGGTCGGCAAGTTTCTGGAAAGAAAATTTGCGCTTTACGCATTCTATTTTAAAATCTTGAAATAAATCACTTTGTATTTTAACACTGGTTAGTGTTTTTTCTTTTTTATTACTCATAATCTTTAATTTAATAAAACTATTTATATCAATACATACGTATTATATTAAAAATGTTCACCTAATCCACATAATTTTTTATTTTCTTTATAAGGACAAAACCCACAGTTCCATTTTGAAGGGTTTGGTAACATTTCTTTAGTTGAATATTCATTTTTTATAAAACATTCACTCATAAATTCTTGTATTGCTTTAGTTGCTCTATTTATTTTTATTTTACCTGAAGGTGGGGAATACATTTGAAATCGTTTTTGTGGATAATCTCCATCTTCATATACTTTTCTTCTTGTAATAAAAAACTCAATATCAATATCTTTTACATCTACTCCAAATTGTTCCGCAAAGAATTTTTTATATAAAATAAGCTGGAATTGTTTATCTTCATCATTTTTAACATAATTTAATTTCCAACCATTAGTAGATGTTTTAATGTCTATTATTTTAAATTTGTTTAACCTTTCATTGTACATTACAATATCAAGGTAACCCATAAATAAAATATTGGGATTATATTTTACAGGAGGCATTAGTATAGGAGTTTCTATTCCTACTAAATGCCAACCTCGTTTTGAAAAATATTTACCTCTATGTTTTTTTAAATAATTTAAAATTTCAACTCCATCTTGATAAAATTCACTTAATTCACCTGGATTAGAAAAATGTTGTTTATTATTTTTCTTATATTCTTCTTGGTAGTGAAATCTAAGTTGATCTTTAAGTATTTCTAATATATCCTCTCTATCAGCTGCTGCTGCACTTGTTTCATACATTACTTTAATATAATGTTGAAATGCCTCATGTAATGCTTTCCCAAATACAGTATGAATACTAGGTGTATAGATTTTATGACCATCTCTATATTGTAATGCCCATTGTTTAGGACATTTCTTCCACATTGTATATTGTGAATATGAAATATTTTTTTGATAAGAGTAGTCTAATTCTCTTTTAGGAGATGATTGTATCTCCTTTACTATAGCAGGTGTTTTAGCCATTTATTTTTTCCACTTGCCACGTCCTACTAACATACCAATTATACCATAATTAGCTATGTCTATAAACGTGTCTTCCATTCCTTCACCTTTAACAAAATTTCTACCATTAGTAAGTAAATTTCTTAATCTTGAAATTTTATCTGTTAATCTAATAGCTAAACCTGTTAATGAAAATTTTTTATCATTTTCTTTAGTTAAATCCCCCCCTAATGAAATATTTTGCAAACCATAATCCATATGTTTAGCTGCAAACATTTTATACATTTCATCTTGAATTTTTTTGAATTCATCTGATAATTCAGGATATTCTTCTTCAAATGCTTTTACTGGATCCATATTAAAAAGGTAGAGGTTGATCACCCCAATATTTATTTAATGTTTCTAGTTTATCATCAGCATCTGTTAATAACTCTAATGCCTCATTCGCATCCTTAAAAAAGTCATTTGCTGTGTGATCACCAATTCCTACTGCTTGGTTTTCTAGTAAATCTAGGGCCATTAAAGCTCTTGATTTATCTGCTTCTGCTTGCCTGATTAGGGCTTCTATAATTTTACTTTTTTTCATGTTTTCATTGTATTTTGGTATGCTCTGTGATATTGTTCTTCTAAACTTAGTCTAGGATTTTCTGTTTTAATTTTTTCTAATTCTTTAAACATTTGTTGCCTTTTACCATGCTCCTCAGCACTATAAAGTAAATCCTCTATATAGGTCATTTTAGTAATTTTTTTATTTCTTTATTATCTTTACCCATTTCACTTAGTACAATAGATATTTCTTCCTTAGTCATTACTTCAATATATGAAGTAGCATCTGCTGCTCCAATCTCATAGTATTTTGCTATATCTTCTATTAAATCTTTATTTACAGTTTTTGTTTTTGACTTTATATATTGTAGCCAGACTTTACGTTTTGGTATCATTTCTTTATAAAAATTATATATTTCTTTTTTCATTGTTGGTAACATACTTTGCGCATAATCAGCGACTTCAACGTAATATGGGCTCATGCTTATAAACCTATGTACCATATATGAATTAAAATTTTCCCAGTCGTTGTCTGTAAATTCAGAAGCCGGTGTTTTATACAACGTTATATGTTGTAACCAGTCAAAAATATTTCTAATCTTGTTTTTTTCTTTCTTGCTCACTTTTATATACCCAAAGACCAACTAGGCCTAGTCCTATTAATGTAAATATTCCTACATATATCATATCGTAATATCTTTATAATCCTCTCTAATTTCCTTAGGTAAAGAATCTTTAATTATTTTTTTAGTATCCAAATCATAAAATACAGGTATTGGAAGCATTGCATCTTCATCTGTTCCTGCTACAAACTTTGATACCTTTCTTAACACAAATGCTTGACCGAATAATAATCCTCCGTCAAAACCTTCTATCATTGTTGTATTTTTAAAATCTATATTTAATCCTTGTTGTTGTTGATTATTCATATCACTTGTGGTTTTTTTATTTCAATTATTTTTGCTAATGCACTTGCTATATTGACTTCTTTGTCAATACGAAAGTTAGAATGATATTGATGCTCATTCAAGATTATTGCTACACTTCCTTCTCTGCCAATGGCATATTCGGAAGCATGATCAAATAAAGCTCTATATAATTCTTCAAAATCACGTACTTGAGAATCAGCTATTATTTGTCTTAGTTTTCTAAAATCGGTTTTTTTCTGTTTTAGCTCATCTATGATTTGTTTTATATAGTTTGATGATACTAAAATAGATTCATCTAATACTAATTCATTATCCTTAGTTGATAGCTGAATTGTATTTAACATTTTTCGTATATCCGGATGATGTTTGTTAACTATGTTAGCAAGATCTTCGATTTTGAACCTAGTTTGTTCTGTATCTAATATCTCCTTTAAATGTTTTGCTATCTCTTTTTTGCTTGGAGGTATTATTTTTAGTGTTTGACATCTTGATTGAAGCGGATCTATAATACGTTCTATGAAATTACAAGTGAGGATGAAACGTGTGGTGCGTGAAAATGTTTCAATGGTATTTCTTAGAGACGCTTGTGCTTGGATGGTAAGAAAAT